GGTTGTTCCTTCGGGGACAAGCACTCTCACTCTCACAGGCATTGCGGGGACCGGGGCACTTGGCACGGTTGTTCCAGCGGCGGGGGCTGGAGTCACCCTTACAGGTGTTTCGGCCACGGGAGGAATCGGGGAATCCAATGTTTGGAGCCTTATTGACGGATCACAGACCCCAAGCTGGTCTGCTGTGGATACGACACAGACCCCCGCTTGGGTTGATATAGCGGCATAGGAGAAAAGTTGTGGCATCTTCATTCACAACCAGCTTTGGTATCGAGAAGATCGGTTCCGGGGAGCAGTCCGGAGCCTGGGGGACAACCACTAATTTCAATCTGGATCTTCTAGACAGGATTGCTGCCTATACCTCGGTTGCTCTTTCAGGGACCACCCACACACTTACGGTACGAGAAGCCTCTCCTGATCAAGGGACGGAGAATCTGCAAGACGGCATGTACCGCGTGATTAAGTTCACGGGCGCGCTAGGGGCGAACAATACGGTTACCATAGCCCCCAATACGACCAAGGCTTTCTTTATTATTGAAAACGCAACTACGGATTCCGGGGCTGGTGGCCCATATTCAGTTGTTCTTTCGCAGGGATCCGGCGGCAACGTAACTGTCCAAAACGGTAAAAATGTTATTGTTTATTGCGATGGCGCGGGGGCTGGCGCGGTCGTGACGGATGCTTTGGCGGACCTCCAAATAGGCACCCTTGAAGTCACAGGCGCAGCAGCGATTGACGGCGTCACAACCCACGGCGACGATGTAGTCAGCGACACAGACAGCACTGACGATCTGGGCACAACCAGCGTTCGGTGGGCCAATTTATTTGTCGATGCAATCACTGCCACTGACCAGATTACGGCCACGGGTTTTACTGGAACCCTAGACGGCATTTTAGGAAGTGGCACCCCTGCTGCTGCTTCAGTAACAACACTCACTACAAGCGGCATTGTGTCGGTTGACGACACCACCGACAGCTCCAGCACCACCACGGGCAGCATCCACACCGATGGCGGACTTGGGGTAGCCAAGAAATTGTATGTCGCCGGCGGAATGAACGTAACAACGACCGGATCGACCAGCACGTTCACCGTTGTCAATTCATCGACCCTGACGGTCGTAGGAACCGGTTCTTCGGCTGCTACCAATTCAGACCTCTATATCGATACCAAGGGGACCGGATCGATCTATCTCCGTCCGGGGGGAGCGACGCCTGCGATGACCATAGACAGCGCCGGTAATGTCGCAGTTGCGGGCGCTCTATCAAAAGGTTCTGGTAGTTTTAAAGTTGATCATCCGCTGCCATCGCTTAACGCTACGCATTCTCTCGTCCATAGCTTTACCGAATCTCCAAAAGCGGACCTAATTTACCGAGGCACTGCCGATCTCGTATCTGGTGTGGCGACAGTAAACATTGACACTGCTGCGGGGATGACCGAGGGCACTTTCGTAGTTCTTTGCACTGACGTGCAGTGCTTCACGTCGAACGAAGACGGCTGGACTGCCCTTAAAGGCTCAGTCACCGGCAACGTACTCACCATCACGGCGCAGGATAATACTTGCACCGATACCGTTGGTTGGATGGTCATCGGTGAACGCTGCGACCCCCACATGCTTGAAACAGACTGGACCGATGCCGCCGGAAAAGTGATCGTCGAACCCCTGCAACCAGTGCCCCCAGAAGGAGAATAAAATGGAAGAAGTGGTCAACATCAACGGCATAGAAAAATGACCCCAACATGGAAAGTATCCGGCACTGGAGTGCCTTGGTAATGCGTAAAAGTGCTTTCGGGGCCGGTGATGGACCCTAAAACGCCGATCGATGCCACCGCCCTCATTGCCGGATTTGGGTCGTGGTTTAGCCTGCTGCCCGAGGCTATCAGTTTGATCGCCGCATAATGCCGTTATCTAAGATCCCCTTTCGTCCTGGTGTTGACCGAGAGACGACTGCCTATGGCGATGAAACTGGCTGGTACAATTCCGATCTGATCCGTTTCCGGAAAGGGCGTCCCGAGAAAATGGGGGGTTGGGAGCGGGTGAGTAGTAATACGATAACGGGGACTGGAAGGTCTCTTCATATATGGTCCGCGCTCGATGGATCCAAATACATGGGCCTTGGTACACAGGCAAAATTCTACGTCGAGGAAGGGGGAGAGTATTACGATATAACACCGGTCAGGAGCACGGTTACGCTTGGGTCCAATCCTTTCAAAACAGGGTCCGCTAGCAGTGGTGAACTCACCGTAACAGCACCCTCCCATGGTGCAGTGACCAATGACTTTGTCGTTTATTCGGGGGCTTCGGCCACGGATGGTATTACCGCCGCACAGATCAACACGGAACACCAAATTACGGTTGTAAATTCTAACACCTATACGGTTACCACGGATGGTTCGGCCTCTTCCGGGTCCACATCAGGCGGCGGGGCTTCAGTCCTTGCGGAATATCAAATCACCACTGGTTTGGACACTGTGGTTATTGGAACGGGTTTCGGCGCAGGAGCCTGGGGCGGTTATACCCCAACATATACCCAGACGACCCTTAACGATGGCGGCGGGATAAGTGACTCAGACACGTCGTTTACATTAACAAGCGCCTCCGACTTTGACGAGGTCGCTACCACCACATCTGAGGCCCTCACGGTCGAAACCACCTCCATTTCCTGCGCGGATACGAGTTCATTTCCCAGTCGCGGCACGATTAAGATAAACAGTGAGAACATTCGTTATGGGACGAACGCCTCTAATATACTCGGTGACCTTACCCGTGGCGATGACGGAACGACCATCGCGGCGCATGGGAGTGGGGATACTGTCACCTTTGTTGGTTTAGTACTTATTGACGATGAACTCATTCAGTACACCGGTAAATCATCAAACACAATAGACGCCGGGGTTGCCCGTGGGGCACGAGGGACAACCGCCGCCGCTCACGCGGACGCATCCATAGTCAAGGAAGTAAATGCCTTTGTAGGATGGGGGCAGTCCTCGCCTGTTGCCGCCAGCACGGGCTCCAACATACGTCTTTATGCACAAGACAACTGGGGCGAAGACCTCACTTTCAATGTCATGGACGGAGCCCCTTACTACTGGGACCAGACCCTTGGTCTTGCTTCTCGGGCCACCACGCTGGCTTCCCAAACGGGCGCTTCAGGAGCGCCCACAATAACGCGACGGATCATGGTTTCGGGGGCAGATCGCCACCTTGTCTGTTTCGGCTGCAATCCGATAAACGAGACAAAGCAGGATTTGTTGATGATCCGTTGGTCGGATCAGGAAAATGCTGTCGATTGGACTCCAACAGCGACAAACACCGCAGGATCCCAACGGATATCGTCCGGTTCCGAGATCATATCGGCCCAGAAAACGCGCCAGGAGATGCTTGTCTGGACGGATTCTTCCCTGCACGCCATGCGCTTTACGGGACCTCCCTTCACGTTCGGCATCTCGATGCTGGCAAACGGGGTCTCGATCCTCGGTCCCAACGTCGCCACCACCGTGGGCGACAAGGTCTTCTGGATGGACCGTGAGAATTTCTACGTCTACACGGGACGTGTGCAAGAGATTCCCTGCACCCTTTTGCGGTACGTGTTTGACGACATCAACCTCGGCCAGAACTTCAAGTGCTTTGCAGCGTCCAACAGGATGTTTGACGAGGTGTTCTGGTTCTATCCAACCGCCGATAGCACCGAGATCGACCGCTACGTCAAGTTTAACTACACAGAAAACACTTGGGATCTAGGAACGCTCTCTAGGACGGCCTGGGTGGACTATGGCATCCATGACAACCCCCGTGGTTGCGGGGCGGTCGGTGGCGTGAACTTTGTATACGCCCATGAACTCGGGCAGAACGACGACGGCTCTGCCATGACTTCCTTCATCGAGTCGGCAGATTTCGATCTGTCTCCGGACGGGGATCACTTCATGTTCCTGAGTCGCTTGATCCCTGACATCAGCATAACCGACACAAGCGGGGACTCTTCGGGTGAAGTGGACTACATCGTCAAGACGAGGGACTTTCCTGGGGACTCCCTGACGACTAACTCCACGAGCACCGTCACAAGCACCACGAAACAGTCTTTCTTGCGGGCTCGTGCGCGGCAGCTATCGTTGAGGATTCAAAGCTCCAAGACGGATCTGGCCTGGACGTTGGGTAGTCTGCGTCTGGACATCCGCCCCGATGGGAGAAGATAATGACAAAGCTCCTTGACCACAGCATGCCGACACCCCCGGAGGGGTATGACGTTGACACTTTCGTCCGCATTTTCCGGGATATTGAGATGGCGCTCACCAAGACCGATTTTCCTGCAATAGTGAGCGGCAAGGATGACACAAACGGAATTAGCTGGTTTATGGAATAATGGCTTCTGCGTACAAAAACATAGCCGCTCTGGTGGGCGCGACGGGTGACGTGACCATTTATACCTGTCCGTCTGCCACGGAAGCTATTGTAAAAAACATAAATTTGTATAATAGTCACTCCGGTACGATAGTGGTGTACCCTAAGATAACCGACAGTTCCGCATCTGTTACGGTTACGCTGGAAAAAGACAGCATCGGAACTCTCGCAGACACGTCCCTCACTGGGCCTTTCGTACTGGAAGCCAGTGATACGCTCCTTCTAAATTGTGACACGGCATCAAAGATCTACGCTTTCGCGAGCGTTCTGGAGATCTCATAATGTTACAACAATCTCACACCCCCCTAGCCAATGGCATCATGTCCTTCATGGTAGCTCCAGAGGACCATGAACTTGCGCCCATTGAACTTGCGCCCATTGGCATTGGCTCCATGCACGAGCAGGCCCAGAAGCTGGCCGAGTACGGACGACACGGCGACATCTACTTTGTCCATGCGGCAGAGGGAGAGACCGTCGTTCCCATGGAGGTCCTGAACGCCAATCCCAAGGTCAAGAACATGTTGTTCAACCAGATGCGGGAGATGGGACTGGACCCTGACGAATTTGTCGTGGGAAACGAACTCAACAGCATCAACCCCGTAACCGGAATGCCGGAGTTCTTTTTCTCAAGCATCTTCCGAGCGGTCAAGAGGGCGGTCAAGAGCGTCGTTAAAATTGCTAAAAAGATTGCGCCAATTGCTCTTCCGATAGCGGCGTCTATGTTTGGCATTCCATTCCTGCCCCAAACCTTTTTTGGCCCAGGCTCCTTCGCGGCCGCTTTCCTTGGCGGCGGCATAGGGAGCCTTTTTGGTCCCGACCCCTCCCTTGGGAGGGCCCTTAGAGCCGGGCTGATTTCAGGTGGGGCAGCCCTCGCGTTTGGCGAGGCCAAAGGACTTGCCACGGGTAAGGGATTCGGCGCGGGGGTCAGCAAAACTCTTATGAACCCCGGCGCGCCCAGCTTTTCTCAAAACTTTTCTCAAGTCTTATCGAACCTTGGAGAAGTACTTAGCTCTAAACCGGGTTCCATGACCGCCGGAGAGTTTCTCGGG